ACGCATAGGTGGCTAACGCTTATCTATAAGAACGCACCAGAGATGATGAAGTTTGCTGGTCGTAAGTCCGACTATGCTAAGTTTAATGATGTGTATAAGTATGATGAGTATGATAGACCATACTTTACACTAGCAGATAAAGTTGCGCCACCGACTTGGGCGCAAACCCAAAGATATTCTGCGGTAAATACGCAGAACGAACACACGCTAGAACTTAGGTTCTTTAGAGGGACTACTAATCCTAGCGGTGTTCATAGTGCTATCCAATTAGCACACGCAAGCATAGAATACACTAGAGATATGACCCTATCTGATGTTAAGTTAGGCATGTTAAAGTGGGATTGGTTCTATGATTATGTGGAAGCCAACAATGGCTTCTATCCTGACTTATATGAACGCATGTCCAAAGTGCGTTCATTAAGTCTAAACAGTAAAGAACTAACTAATGCGTAAAGGGGGTGGGTATGTGTCTATTAGTAGTATGTAATCCTAATTCTATACCAAATAAAGATGATTTAACTAGAGGCGCATGTAGTAATCCGCATGGCTTTGGCTTTGCGATACAGACACCTGAAGGTATTATATCTGAACGCAGTATGTCTGCTAAGAAGTCTATTGCTAGGTTCTTAGAGTTGCGTGAGCAGTATCCCGAAGGCTACGCTATGTGGCACGCTAGGTATGCTACTCATGGAGTTAAGAACGAACTTAACTGCCACCCATTTAAGGTAGCAGGTGAGCATGATACTTACTTAGCGCACAATGGCGTGTTAGATATTCATATACCTAAAGGTGATAAGCGTAGCGATACAAGAATACTAGCAGAAGAATTACTGCCACGATTAGGCGGTGTGTCTGCGCTAGATGATGACTATACCTATGATATGGTAAGTTCATGGGCTAAGGGTAGTAAGGTAGCAGTAATGACTAACGACCCTAACTCACAATACAAGATGTATATTATTAACGAAAGTCTAGGTAGTTGGGACGATAGCGGTATATGGTGGAGTAATGCTTCATATAAACCTGCCGTATCTACACCTAAGACTACTGCCTACGACACCTACTATGGGTATGATGATTATGTAAGCAAGTCTAAGGATACAGATAGCGACACAGAGTTTAACTGTGGTTGGTGTGGTATTCCTACCGATTTAGATACAAATCCTTACTACTGCTACGATTGCGACTCATGCTACGATTGTGGCACTATAATGAGTGATTGCCTATGCTACAATGATGACGATAGACAGGCTATCATTAGCGAATACGAATATGTAAATAATTATTTATTAGATGAACACGCATGGTATAGTGCTAAGTGGAAAAGTAAAGAGCCACTTGACTTCTAGAATTGGTAGTGGTATAATCACTACTAATACCGACAGACACCACTTGGTAAATTGCCAAGCGGATAACTAATGAAAGGTAAGATATGCCAAACACGACAATCAATAGCGATTACCTGACAAGTATCGCATATTCCCTACAAGATATAGTAGATGAACTTAGTTCTCTACCTGATGACAATGCCTATAACTATTATGTTCGTGGCACTATTGTCAAAGCACAGCAAGAACAATCACGCTTTAAGCCACGCTCTATGTGGGTATCACTAGGCGACGGAACTTATAAGCACATTACAGGTAAGCGTGGGCTTATCGCAAAGCATGAACGACTAGACGGCTATGTTGATGTCGTCTTTGTTCCTTAATCAAATACTTATTCGAGAGGATACCATGACCACAGATATAAAAGTTAATACAGAACCACAAGGTTCTTGGTTAGCAGGATATATCACACTAACAGATACAATAGACGGCGTGGTATCCTACGGATTATTTGAGGACTTAGAACAAGCAACAGTTTGGGCTAAGCAATTAACTAATGCTACAATACAAGCGGTATGTGTGCCAGCACACAATAGGGGGTAATACATGACAGCCAAACTACAATACTCATATGTATATGATGGTGCTAACCTAGAATTAACTAAAGGTTTATGCGCTAGTAGTCCTGACCCTGACCTATGGTTCTCACAAGAGAACTTCGACTTAGGTTCTAGACCTACTGAGAATGATAAAGAAGTATTAGTTATCAGAACTCTAACAGCATTAAACATGTGTAAGAAGTGTCCTATTAAAGATACCTGCTTAGCGGAAGGTATGAAAGAAGATAACTTAGACTGGGGTATTTGGGGTGGGACTTTGCCAGCAGAACGATTAGCAATAGCAGGCAAGCCTATGGCTGGACACGACAGATACAATAAAGTATTATTCTCTAATAAGATTAGAACAAGGCAAGCCTTGATGAAGGAGTATGGATATGACAGTTAAGAAAAGAATATTGTTTATAATTATATTAGCAGTATTCCTTGCTGGAATATTTACAGCACCAATAGTAGACAATCAAATACACAGAACACCTAAAGAGTGGACAGTATTAGACAGCAAAGCATATGCTAAAGATATGCTATCTGTATGGAAAGATGAACAATGGGTATGCCTTGAAGATTTATGGACTAAGGAAAGTAATTGGCGACCTGAAGCATACAATAAGATAAAGGTTATGGGCAAGAATGCTGGCGGTATTCCGCAGTTGCTTGGCTTAGACCCTAAGACACCAGCACCACGACAGATAGAACGAGGACTTGATTATATCTATAATAGATATGACACCCCATGTAACGCATGGGCATTCTTTAAGAAGAAAGGATACCATTGAAACCTAAAAAATATAAAAGTATTTATGATATGAAACCTAAAGATTACAGTCAGGCTATGGATATTCGTGGTAATCCAACCACAGTATGTCCATGTGGGTGTAATGTATGGACAGTTAAACTAATGTGGGATAGTGATGATGGTAGCATTGACATGTATTTCTTAGACATGGAGTGTGCTATGTGTGGCACTAGAGCGACAGCACCCACACCTATTGACGCAGAAAGGATAGACTAATGCCAACATATGAGTATCGTTGCGTAGACGATAAGACATTGATAACATTATCTAGACATGTAGATGACAGAGATGACTTGGCAGAATGCCCTGCTTGTGGTAGGGAAATGCGCCGAGAGTATAGCCCTGTGCCTATTAAGTTTAATGGGACTGGCTTTTATTCAACAGGAGGATAGCATGGAAAATACAATTCAAATACTAGAAGAAGCAAATAAAATATTCGCTGATATGTTTGGGATAGATGAGGCTGAAGATGGTATTGAAATATAAAGGTAGTAGACATGATACAATTATGTATACACTTATGTCATTTGGCTATAAGAAACTAGAGTCGTATCATTTAGCAGATGATATCATTAACACTCTAGATAACTATGCTACTGCTACCGAAGCAGGCATAAGACAGCGTAATGAAATGCTAGCAATAGCACAACAGAAATTACCATACTGGAAAGTGAGAGGAAAAGTAAATGCCTGAACCAAGACTAGAAGATGATGTGGCATACTACGGCAGCGAAAGATGTGATGAGTGTGGAGAACGACATGAAGATGATTGTATTGTAGCAGATGACCCTGATAGAATGTGGGATGAGATGCATGAACTCTGACATACCAACAACTAAAGATGAAGAAGATGAAATGCTAGCAAAGTTCTGGGCTGACTACGGCGAGAGCATGTGGGTAGACCCTATGGAACAGGAAGAGTTATGGGATGAAAAGAATTTTATTTAATGGACTCTTCTTCATCGCTCCCATTCTCATTCCCACTATCGTTGTTGCTACTATAGTCAGTATCTTCTATAGTATCTTCTTCTTCATGGTCTTCCTTGGGTGATGAATCGTTATCTCTGTATGGCTTGAAGCCACCCATTTTATTTATTAATCTTTTAATGGCACGCTTATGTCTCATGCGTGCTGTATCCTCGCTAAACAACTCAAGGAGATTCGCTATTTCCTTGAAGTCTAATGACTCTGCGTAGCGGAAGAAGAGTATCTTCTTATCATCTTTACTTAACTTCCAATATGCAGAGTCCACCTCTAACATAATGATAGTAAGATTACCACCCTCGCTGGGTGCTGATGGACGACCTGGCCCACCTAAGTTTAACTTATGAGTTACACCATAATCACCACGCAATACTGCAGGTAAGACTGCCTCTACCATTTCAGATTCATAGTAATATAAATCACCAGTATCATAGCCAACAGACTTAGCCTTCCATCGTTGGCAATAATCTAATGCTTGATTTCTTAATGAACGATAGATGAGATTCTTAGCGTCCTTCTCACCTATCGCTTCCCACTCAGCAAGTTTGTTTGGATGTTCAACAAACCATTGATAAAGTGATTGCTTAATATCATCTAGTTCTACCATAGTAAACTTCTTATGATACTCAGAGGCAACAGCCACTACAATATAATCCCACTTCTCAATGTTATCCCAGTTCAATTTACTTCCAAACCTTCCCATCAAAAACGAATGACCCATCCATGTTAACTGGAACTAGATGAGGTATAACTTTATTCCCATCTACATACAATACTCCGAAGCCTTTGTGCCATGTAAATAATCCACCCTTAATATATCTAGCAAACTTAAAGTCCATTAGACAACCTACTTCTAGACCCCATAAAGTTTTAGGATGCCCACCAAAGTATGATTGTGTGTAGTGTGTCAAACCCATGCGGTGTGTGTGTCCGCAAACTACGCTCATGCCTGCACGCTTTGCTAAACCTAATGCAGTAGCACCAGCGGTAGGCTGAACATTGCCTTCATCACCATGTAATAGCAACCAGTTAGGTGCTAGTTCGTATGGCTTCTCATGGTATTCAATACCTAAGTTATCAAGTTTCAAGAAGTTCTTTAACTCTAACTCAGGTAATCCAGCAAGACCAGGTGCTCTTGTTTTAATTGTATTAAATAATCTATCAGTATGATTACTGCGAATCATATGTTTAACTTTTAATGATTCAAGAACTCTATAAGTTTCGTCTCTGTCTTTAGCAATAGACTTCTCATGCTCTAAGTCAGTTCCTCTACTCCACTTTGAGATAGTCTGCATGTCCATCTCATCCCCAACAGACACCACCTCGTCAGGTTTATAATGTTTTATAAACTTAGACAGCACGGAGACTGCCTTCCTATCGTGGTATGGTACCTGCAAATCAGACACGCAGACTATAACCTTCATTTGTCCCACTTCCCTCTAAGAACTAGCAACCCTATGATTGCATAGTTTGCCATATCCTTAAAGGAATCTTCAAGAGATTCATGTTCAGGATTCTTACCGCTATCAACTAAGTTATTGATACGTGCTAACTTATCATGCATACGAACACGCAGTCCATTGATAGCACCACCAGGTGCTTCAGCAATATTCTTTGGTCCATAATCTTTATGCTTAGATATTAGTAAGTCTAGTAGTTCTTGGTATGTTGCTCCAACTGCTGACTCAAAAGAGGTATCGTTAGAGTTAGAACTAAATTCCCGTCTATGCTCTGTGCTTGTGTTATATGGAAACCTTGCTTTACCAAGTGGGTTATAATCTGCCACTCTTCACTCTCCTCTTTCAAGTAATTGTTTGAGTTCATCTTCCAAATCCATCATATTAGTTTCGACTACCATATCTTCAATGAGACTCGCTATTGTATTTGGCTGAGTCTCTGCCGTAAATAAAGTCATGTATGTGGACTCCGTTATACCCTTGATATGTTCTGGACTATCTGCATATTTATACATGCATCTAAGTAAAGAACCAATCATTAACCTGTATCCATTAGGTAAGATTAATGCTGGGTCAAACTCTTCATCATCTTCTAATAGATGGTCGGTTGCTTCGAACACATTTTCAAAATGCTCACCGCATTCAGGGCATGGTGGCACAGGTTTTCTATTCATAATCCAGCCCTCTCTCTAATGTAATCCGAACCATGTTTAACATACATACTATTAACATCTTCATTGTCAGGTAGTTGCACAATAGTAACAGGTAACTCTCTTGCTAAACTTGTAGCAAATTCTTTTCCTGGTTGGTCACCATCAGCAAATACGAATACTCTTTCAAAGTCTGCAAGTAATCTAGTATAGTGTCGCTTCCAACTATTAGCACCAGGAACTCCAACACATGGTATGCCAATGCAACTAGACATAGTTAAGGTATCTAACTCGCCTTCACATATACCAATAAAATCCCCTGCTCTTTCAATATCTAAAACATTATACATCTTGGTTTCAGCACCAGTCATACCCATATACTTAGGTTCAACTGCTGGATTCAGAGAACGAAATCTTAAATCAACAACACCACTCTTAGTAATGTAAGGGATAGATAGTCTGCCAGCAAACTGTTCGTGTCCAACCTCAGGCTCCACGACTACGCCTAATCGAGCCAGGCGTGCTGCCTCCATTGTTATACCTCTGCTTCGAAGGTAATCTTCTGCCTGATAAATGTTTGCCGCGTACCGCTGTGTCGCTAACCCCAGTAATTCCTTCTGCAATTCTTTTTGCTTCATGTATATCTACCCTTTCCTGCTGTGAGACAATTTGTAATGAGTTACCTTGGACTCCGCAGGCGAAGCAGATGAATATGTTATTGTCGAGATTAGCACTTCCTGATTGGTGAGTGTCCGAGTGGAATGGACACTTGATATTAACCTGCCCGTGTCCTTGTCGTATAGTCGCTCCATAGTGGATGAGTATCTCTCTGATGCTTGGTAAGTCATTCACTAATCCCCTCAATCCATTGCTCCAAATCTTGTATAACCCATGCTTTACTTAATGGTGCTTGTTTCCTTTTGAGTATTATATACTTTGCTGGAACATAGTCAAGGTTACGTGCCTTAGCATAGTTCTCTGCTTCAACAGTAGCCTCTCTCCAAAACTGAGGTAAATCAATTTTCTTTGTAGCCTTTAGTTCTAATACATAAGTATTACCACCTACGACAGCAACAATATCACCTTCGTCTTTAGCACCAGCCTTAGTTAATCGTTCAGCAAATATCTTTTTAGAACGTAACCATTTAACTATACCAGTTTCGAATGATGCACCCTTGCGTTTACCATAACTACTCATACACTAACCACCATATTTAATGGCAATGTATCCATAGGTTTTAAATATTGAACTGGAACATACCAAGACTTCTCATTATACTTAAACTCATCTGCCTTACAGTCTCTTCCATATAGCCAGCCAACTGCTTTATATGGTGCGCCTAGCCAGTTAGGTGCAGTGCGTCTAACCTTGTGGCGCATTCCATCTGTCATCAAAATATATATCAATGAATCATTATCCCTAGTAGTGTACCTTAACTTAGGTTGTTCATTAAATGTATAACGAATCTCACCGAGACCAGGAATATCTAATTCATTCTTCCATTTATTAAAATGGGGAGTAAAGGTTGTATTGCCAATCATTCTAGCAAATGCTAGTTCACTACCAGCAGCAACAGCATGTTGCCATAATTCCCATAGGTCTCCCTCGGAATAGTTAATATTGCGGGTAGGGTCACCAAAGTATGGCTTCTGTCTTTGATACCCTACCTCTACAGCAACAGCCTCTTCTTGTGTGGTTAAAGCATATGATGTTATCATCGCCATGCCACCTTAGGATACTTTGCGAAGTTAATAAAAAAGAATAAGAAGTCAAGTCTAGTTATCCAAGCGGTAACTGATGCAACTTCTTCTTCTGTCCATTCTACAATAGGGTATCTTTCAAACCCTAAACCAAAACAATATCTACTGTTTAATCCAACAGTTATTGTGTATCTACCTATATCTTTTTGCATTAGTGATTCTCTGGAATATCATCAACGAACATATACTCAGGGTTAAATGCAATCCATGTCATTAAACCACCACCAGCATCGGCTCTTCCATATCTATTCTTAACTGGAGCAACACCCATACTGGTGCCAACTACTCCTAGTGTACAGATTAACGCAGGAAGTTGAGCGACTTTACCCTGGATAGCAGACCTTGGCTGACACGGAGAACCCAGGACCGCTTCACTAGTATGATGTAAAACAACAACAGCAGAATTAGTGGCTCTAGCAAGATATTTTAACTCCTTCATTATAGCACGCATAGAAGCGAACTCTTCGCCTCCATCAGTAGCAACATCCATTAGGTTGTCTACTATGATGAGAGTGGGAGAACAACCCCACAACTCTTCGAATGCCTGAACTTCTTCATCAATATCCTGAAGAGTAGGCGCTGATTCAAATGACCAAACAACATGACTGCTCTTAGATAGAGTAGCCTTGGTCCAACCTAAATCAGAAGATAACATTTCTTCTACATCTGATTGACTCTTACCCGAAATCATCGACGCTAATCGCATCGCCATTGTGTGGGCGTTAGTATCTGCCGATATATAAAGCGTCGGCACTTTCATCTTTAATGCTAACGCCAATGCTAAAGTAGATTTACCTACACCTGGCGCCGCTGCGAACATCGAAACTTCGGAACGACGGACGATAATCTTGTTTGCTTCAAATGCCTTGAAGCAGGACGGAAGAGGTTCTCCACCGATACTTGCGCGTCCAACAGAGCGGACAAGTGTACGCATCCTGGTTCCTTTCTAGTTCCAAAAAAGAATCGCAGCCATAATCCTACAGAAGTCTTACGACTACGATTCTTATTCATTGTACAATCTTTAGTTTACTGGTTTGCATTGGTCGGGTGTTCCTTGTGGTGAAGGACATGCCCAAAATGCGTACGGCTTTCCACTTGCTTTACTGATTCCCTCTCGCCATATACGGGGTCCGTGTTTGCATACGGGAGACGCTGTACCTGACGCTGGCGATACCTGGGTTGGAGGCGAGGATACTAAGGGCTTTGTGCCGATAGTGGAACTCGTGGTCGATAAAGGGGCAAGTGTGTAAGCACCTACTACCTTCTGTTGCACAGATGAAATCTGTGTAGAGTAATCGCCAATGCCTTCAAGCAGCACAGACAATTCATCCGCAGTATTAGCACGGATATTTATCATATCACCTGACGGTGTCTTGTAGGAAACTTGTAGTTTCCAGTCTTCATTTGCCATGTTTCTCATTTCTTCGAGGTGAACTGACAGTAATCTGTAAGCCCACATCGATTGCAGTTGTTTGTATTTGGTATAAAAATTCCTGCCTTGCGTGCCTTGTCAAACCCACTAACAAGATACTCAAGTTTCTCTTCAGTATAAGAAGTTAAATCTATCAATGATGTAGTTCCTGATTGTCTAGCCATCCAGTATGCACCGTACTTAACATCTACCCCTAGAACTTGTTTAAGTCCTAGGCGGTAGAAGCCAAGTTGTAGCGTGCTGAATGGAGTCTGTTGAGAAGTCTTAAGGTCAACCACGACAAGTTCACCGTCAACCTCAAACACTCTATCAATCACCATCTTAACAGGTATATCTGCAAAGGTAGGTGTCAGACCCAACTCAACGGCAGGTGCGCCTTCTGGTGTGTGCCAGATTTTCCAGTTGTGATTAGCCATTCGCCAATCAATATATGATTGAACCCATTCAGGTCCAGTCTGTTGCCAGAAATCTACGTTCTCTCTATTGGGAAATGCTTTAGATGTTCTACCACCAACGCGAGCAAAGGTTAAGTCTTTACCTTCTGCTTCTTTATTCCAGGCATCAGTCCACAGACTTTGGGCTGTGAGCACGTAGTGCCTCCTTAATAATTTCTTTAGCGTGTAGTAGTCCTGTAATTTCAGTTTCGTCCATAGTTCTATCTATCACGGTATTGATAGCACCATATACTATGTTAGCAGTTTCTCTCTTACCGTCTTCATAGCGTTCACGCATGATGGCTGAATAAGTTTGCCAAGTCATACTAGTTGAACCATCTTCATTAATAATCTCAATCATAAGTTCTCCAAATCCCATTGCTCTGTGGCTGAGTGAAAAGCAGAACCACCAACAGACCAAACGGATGGCTCTTCGGGCATGCTAAGTAGACGACCTAGATAGTACTGATATCCGCAGTCGATGAATGTAGTAAATGCTGAGTATGATATATGCTCAGGTAATGTATAGTCTTGCAGTTGAATAGTCATAGGATGAATTATACAGGATAGATTCTATCTTGTCAAGGTAAGGTTCCTGAGTATAGAAATTAGGTATGTTATAATTGTATATTATAATATACAGTATATATATAAGACCCCGAAGGGGTCTATTATATAATATATATAATATATACTATAGGTAACTTACCTTAAATCTTATCTGAGTGGTTAGGGGAAGACCACCTAGATACGACAAAAGACCCCCCTTCCTAGTAGTGATACTAAGTCGGGGGGGTTTTCGTGTCTCTAAGGGGCTTTTAAAGCCCTGTTAGGGGTATATGATATTTACTTTGTGCGACCAAATTCTGGTGCTGATGAGTCCAGTGCTTTTAGGACTGGTCCTGCTACAGCAGCGACACCTGCTAATGCTAGTGTCTTTAGGTCAGTTGTACCAGCAAGGTACAAAGCAAGCACAGATGCTACTGCTGCACGAATGTAGGTAGTAGCAATTGCTTTTAGTTTAGTTGTATCCATATCCATCCTTAGGGGCGAGCAACGCCCATTACTAGGGAGTAGGCGCGTTTCTTTAGATACACACCATCTCCGTTTGATTGGCTACCCTTATTATCCCCTGAGGTGTTGCCCTCATAGACCATAAGGTATTTCTTTCCATCGTTACTAGCACAGATACCAACATGGTCAGCCTGTGCATCAGTATCGAACTGGAAGAAAACTATATCTCCAGGTTGGGCTTTGCCAACTGGAACTATCTTTCCTTTTTGTGTAAACCATTTGAGACCTGCGTCACATGCAGCAAATCCTTTTTTAGTTTGGGCTGCTATCTTTGCAACCTCTCCTGCTTGGTCGAAGCACCAAGATACAAACATTGCACACCAAGGGTTGTTGTTTAATCCATACCACTTGCCATACATGCTATCGTTGTTCTTGCCTACCTCTTGATATCCAAGTTGTGACTTGGCGATATCTACTACATTACTCATTCTCGTCCTTTGGGTTTCGTAGTGGGTAAGTAACTGCCCATGCAAGTAATGTTCCTACAATTGCATAGCCAACTACTGTCTTTGCTGAACCATCTAATACAACCCAGGCAATAAACATACCAAGGAGTGTCCATAGTTGGTCAATCATATCTTTTAATATCTTCAAGGTTTTCTCCTTCTTGGGGATTTAGGCTTGTCGTTACCAGCCGCAGGTCCACCTGCTGGCGTGCTTGGTGTTGACGGTATTCTGGTTGTGTTTCCTGCTGCCATAGTTGCTGCATTAACTGCAGCCTGACCAGCAATAACAGATGCGACAATGATTTGTTCTGACTCTGTTCGTTCTTCATCTGACATATCAGCACCGATATTTGTGATGGCTGTCAGCACTTGTCCTGGGTCACTAAAGATTGCACTAACTAATTCGGCTGGAGATTCCAAGACTTGTAATGCAGCAGCGACCTCTGCTATAATAATAACTTCATTACCATTCTCATCAGTTCTAACTTGAACTGGAGTATCAGGTGGTAGGTCCTCGTAAGTAACGCCTGCTTCTTCCATAGCCTCAACAGTTATAGCCTCACCACTAGCCTCAGCCTCAGCAATTAAATCGTTTACTGATTCTTCGACTGAACCTACCTGGACATCTGTTGATTCTTCTGGTATAGTTTCCTCAACTAAAGGAGGTTCGGATGGAATTTCTATCGGCTGCTCTACTACTTCAGTATCTGGATTTGTTGGAACTGTGGTATCAATTACTGGTTCTTCTGAGGGGATAGGTTCTTCTTGTGGAACAGGTGTTAATTCTTCTACTGGCAACTCTGGTTGCGTTTGCTCTGGGGTATACTCTGGGGATATCACAGGGTCAGGATTTACAGGTGGCTCTGGAACGGGAGTTGGCTCAACAGGCACAGGCTCAGGCTGGGGTGGAGTTGGAGTTGGCTCAGGTTCTACGGGAGAAGGAACAGGCTCAGGTTGAACTGGCTCGGGCTCTACGATGGGACTTGAGGTAGGTTGAATTAAGTTACTACTTAAAGTATAAACACCAATACCATTCCGACCTGCAACTACATAATCATAAGAGGTAGCACGAATTGTATAAGTGCCTGCGTCTAATGTACCTGTAAGTTTAGATGCCCAAATATTTTCTTGAGAGTGATTGCTATCATCATCTGCTCTAAGAACTGTATCTCCTTGGCGTAATTCAATCCAAGAATCAACCCAGTCAACTCTTTCCCTTGTTTGTCTGTTAACTGTTTCAAATCTAGGACCAGTAAAAGTTTCAATAAAGTATTCAGTAGGAGTAGTAACTTCTACAACTGTATCTACATAAGCAGTCTCTGGTGTTAACTCAACAAGTATCTCGTCAGCATTTGCTGACACTGGTATAAAAAGTAAACTAAGGCCTATCAGACAAGAGTAGATAAATTTGGTCAACGCGGGCTTCCAATCTATTGACTTGGTCTTTTACAGAACTGCCCCCGTTTGGTTTTAATTCTTCAAGATAGTGCTTAACTAACCATCTAACTGAACCAGCAAAACTGGC